GTGACGAGGACGAATCGGGGCGCCGAAGGCATTGGCGGTCGCGTTAAGTTTTTGCCGCTTGCTTGGGCTGGGATGCCCAAAACAAGCTTTCGCAAAAATAGCGACTCCCCGCCGGCTACTTTCTGGTCGAACATGGACCCGGCGGGCGCAAAGGCCACTTCCTCGAATTCCGTTTTCGGCTCCTGTCCCTTGTGAAACAGGGCCACATCAAAGCCATTAACCTCGATGGCAAATTGCCAGTTCTGGTAAAGGCTTTTGGGCATATTTCCACTTCTCATAGCGTTATCTCCTGTTTAAATGATTTCACTGAAGTCCGCGCCGGTGCCGGTCAGAATGAAGTTCAGCTCGATGAATTCCGCTGTCTTGGTCGGCTTGACGAACACCCGGGCAATCATTTCATTGCGGTCAATGACCACCGGTGTGTTGGTTTCCTCGTCACACTGGAAGGCATAGTCATAGAGACCGCCTTTCTCCTTGATGTCTTGAAGGAAGGGATTGATCAAACGGCCAAGAGCACGCCATGTCTGAGGATTGTTCGGCTCGAAAACCACAAAACGGGATGATTCGGAAATAGCTTCCTCCATGTACATCATCAGTCGCCTTACGTTGACACGGTCCACTGCCGAAGGCTGGCTCTGAAGTGTTTTCTGTCCCCAGATGTTGATTCCGGTATCAGGAAAAACAGCAATGACATTGATCCCTTCTGGATAGAGCACATCGCGTTCGCCACGGCTGGTCTTGTAGGAAACCGAAACCGCATTGAAGACGCGTCCCCGATCTATTCCGGCCGGTGCCCACCAGACATAGGTCTTCTGGTCACTTCGCGCACAGCACCCGGCTACAGCGCCACAGGGAGGGATATATTTCTTGCGGGCGGTAATCGGGTCGCTGATCTCAAGCCACGGGTAATAGAGAGCCGCATAGGAAGAGTTGAATGCCGCATGGGTGTAGATTCCCTGACCCTTTCTGAAATCGACGACTTCGAGCGGTTCGAGCATGAACGGCGTATCTGCAATAAAGAGCAGATCTTTTCGGTTTTCCACATAGGTAATCCCGGCATTGATGACCGGAACGGTTGTCACACCGGGAACCATCAGCAGGTTCAGGGCATCAATTTCATCGAATGCGTAAAGCCCTGTGTGCTGAGACGGATCGCCGATATAATCCGAATCGGTTACGCCGGAGAGACCATTGTTTCCACCCACAAGCTGGTAGGTGCCCAAGGCAGGTCTGTCCTCAGCTGTTCCGGTGCTGGGTGAAAGGTCACTGACGGTGATGTAATCTGAAACCTCATTGATCATGAGTTCCACATGATTGGTCGAAGTTTCATCCATGGAGAGCTCTTTGAACACCTCCACAATATTATCCTTGTATTTGACAATGAGATTGAATGCGTTTGCCGGGTTCAGCGAACCGTCTTCAATACTTACGGAGATACGGTCTCCCCATGTTCCGAGATTGGCAGCGTTTATCTGAAGACTCGGTGCCGGTGTCGCCTCCCGGTTGGCAATGGTCATGTTTGATTCCATTGCCGTCAAAGTGCTTTTGTCTGTGATGTCGGTGTAATGTGCAATACGGCAGACATAGAGAACCGAACCTCCGTTGTCGAAAAAGGATCTTGCGGCATAGGCCAGGTAGCCTTCATTGATATATGATCCAAACTTATTGATGAACTGCTCCCAGCTCGTTACCAGCACCGGTTTGTTGACCGGACCTTTTTCGGTGATACCCACCATAGCTGCAGACGATGTGGAGATTTGTTTTACATAAAAACTGAAGTCTGTTTCCCGAGTGTAGATTCCGGGTGATAGATATGCAGGCATGCTTATTTCCTCCGTTTCGTGATTTTGGGTTTAGTCGCTTCGGCCGTTTCACCTGAAACGGAAGGATGTTTCTCTTCCGCCTTGGAAAGGCTCACCAAGCCGCGCTTTCCAGCAAGCGTGATCTCAGATGAGATATCCTTTTGCGGAATCGAGGTGCGCTCACGCGGGCCAAGGTGCAGACTTCTGTCATCAGCCAGATTAAAAGTGAGCGGCTGGAATTGCAGGTTTCTGATTTCAATCACTGTTCATCTCCTTTAAGGTTCATAGGTTCTTTCTTCATTCACGCTGCCGTGAAACTGAAAAGTACGGTCTTTGATCAGGTGTCCGATATGGATATCGCCATCGTAAACGGGGCAGTCTTCAATGCGGATGCGAGCGGAGCTTTGCTTCAGATTGGAAAGGTTGACCCGGTTCAAGCCACCCAGCGGAGTGATTTCCGTCAAGTTGAGCTGTCCTTGATTAACTATGGTCAAAGCGGGATTGCGCTGGATGAATCGGGATACCGATTCCTGAAATTCAAGGAGCTCGACCTCCCTGTCCACAGTCACAATCAGGTCAAAATCGAGATGATAGAGCGGGGAGTCGCTATTTTTGCGAAAGCTTGTTTTGGGCATCCCAGCCCAAGCAAGCGGCAAAAACTTAACGCGACCGCCAATGCCTTCGGCGCCCCGATTCGTCC